CACTGCATCGCAAAAGAGTGGATGCGGTACAACTACAGGCAGTGTGAGTATGGCGGAATGATTTATGTTCAAAACACCATGTCTCGCGTTCTAGGAACTGCACACCAGCTTGATGTAGAACTACTCAGCTGGGAACTACTTAGACCCAAGGCTGTCAAAGCTCAAGTCGTTGAGAAAAAGCGTAGGTTGTAATGGAAATACCACCCTTTCCTAATAGCGTGAATGCCCCGCTTTACAGGCCCAAAGAGATCCATGACGCCTATAGAGTAGACTATTTTTCTCGTGTGTCTCTTGTTCAAAAGGAAGCGGTAAGTCGCTATTTTGAGTTTATCTACGAGTTCCGCAACGGCGAGGTGCAGACCTCAATCCCAAAGGTTTTTCGGCAAGACATCGTGGATCTTGAAGCATGACCATGATGGTGTTCGTATTGATCGTTCTTGAGCGTGGGCAACCTACGGGGCAAGAATTTTACTTTCAAGAACTTACGTCATGCCTTGAGTACAGCAACGCGCTCAATGCTCAATCGGTGGGCAAGATCAATGAGCTTCTAAGCAATAACCGATTCTTCTCCACGTATTGCGCGATCCGTGAAATACCGCAATCAGATGCTGGTACTAAGATACTGTTTCGTGATCCGAAGAAACCGGAGTAGTCATGAGTCCTAAGAAACTAGAACCAAAATCGCGGTATGCTCAGTACGACCTAGATGGAGATGGGGTTGTGAGCGATGAAGAATTACAAAGAAATCAAGAGCTTGTTGAAATCGAACTGCGTGAAGAGAAAGCAGATAGTCAACGCCGAATGGCTTGGGTTAGTCTTTCTAGTATGGTGGTTTTCGCTTTACTACCACTTTTGCCATTCATCCCTGAGTCTCGTTTGTCCACTCTGGCGTCTTTAAGTGACATGCTGTTTCTGAGTCAGGCCAGTATTGTAGGGCTATATTTTGGTGCTACAGCCTACATGAGCCGAGGACGATGAGCGACGACAAAAGGACAGAGATACGTTGCGCCAGATGCAGAAAGAAAGGGCATGTGATGAACTTTGTACATTACGGAGCGACAACATTATGCCCTCGTTGTTTTAACATCATGTTTAAGGTGGCGTGATGAGCATACTCGGATCTCTTATAGGCCCAGCCACTTCCTTGCTCGACAAGGTGATTGAGGACAAAGACGAAAAGAATCGTATTGCCTTTGAGTTGAGCACTCTTGCAGAGCGACATGCCCAAGAGCTTGCTAAAGGCCAGCTAGAGGTCAACAAGGTTGAGGCCGCTTCCAAGTCTTTGTTTGTGGCTGGGTGGCGTCCTTGTATTGGATGGGTGTGTGCGCTAGGTCTTTTTTACAACACTATTCTTTCTAATATACTGGGCATCTGGGTTGAAGTGCCTGAGATAGATACCACGCTGCTCGTCCCCGTTATGATGGGCATGTTGGGCCTTGGCGCGATGAGATCCTACGAAAAAGTTCAAGGCGTAAGTCGGGAGAAGTAATGGGTATCGAATTGATAGGCATGTTGAAACGTCACGAAGGTGTGCGTAGCCATGCATACAAGTGTTCAGAAAACATGATCACCGTGGGCGTCGGGCGAAACATAGACGAAAACGGCGGTCTTGGGCTATCTGAAGAAGAAATAGAATATCTTCTGGCTAACGACATCAAGCGTGTGCGAGAAGAGCTTGAAGATAATTACTTTTGGTTTCGCGCACTTAATGAAGCCCGACAAGATGCGATGATTGATATTTGCTTCAACCTTGGGCTAACCCGGCTCCGTGGTTTTGTCAAAGCACTAGAGGCCATGTCTCGTGAGCAGTTTGATATTGCAGCAGATGAGTTCATGGACAGTCGATGGGCCACTCAAGTTGGGAACCGAGCCGTTGAAGTTACCGAGATTATCCGCACAGGAGAGCATCAGTAATGCCTCTGCAAAAGTTTATCTTCAACCCTGGCATCAACAAAGAGGGCACAGACTACACCGCAGAGGGTGGGTGGTTTGATGGCAACTTGGTGCGTTTTCGCAAAGGGTTGCCTGAGAAGATAGGCGGCTGGCAGAAATACATACAAACTTCTTATGAAGGCACAGGCAGAAAGCTGCATGGGTGGGTTGATCTTGATGGCACAAAGCTTCTTGGCCTCGGCACAAGGTTCAAACTCTATATACAAGAAGGCACAAGCTACAACGATATAACGCCTATACGAAGCACAACAGGCGCGGGTGATGTGACATTCGCTGCAACCAACGGTTCAAGCACAATAACTGTAACAGACACTGCTCATGGAGCTAATGAAGGAGACTTTGTTACGTTTTCAGATGCAACTTCTTTGGGTGGGAATATTACTGCTGCAGTGTTGAATCAGGAATATCAGATAGCGACTGTCCCATCAACAAGCACATTCACCATAACTGCCAAAGATACATCTGGCGCAACAGTGACAGCAAACTCTAGTGATAGCGGTAATGGAGGTAGTTCTACCGTAGGCACCTATCAGATAACCACTGGGTTAGATGTCTTTGTTGATGGCACAGGTTGGGGTGTGGGTGCTTGGAGTTCTGGTGCCTGGGGTTCAACATCTGCTTTGACTGATGCAAACCAACTTCGTTTGTGGTCAATGGATAACTTTGGCGAAGATCTAATATCAAATCCTCGTGCAGGGAGCGTCTACTACTGGGATAAAACAAATGGCCTCAGCACTAGGGCTGTGGCCTTATCAAGTATTAGTGGTGCGAACTTAGTTCCTACAAGGGCGTTGCAAGTCATAGTCTCAGACATTGATAGACATGTTCTTGTGCTTGGTGCTGATCCTATAAATGCAGCAGGCACAGCAAGAACTGGTTCAATTGACCCTTTGTTAATTGCTTTCTCTGATCAAGAAAATGCCACTGAATTTGAACCTAAAGCTACCAACACTGCTGGATCACTGAGATGTTCTGCAGGTAGCGAGATCATAGGTGGATTGCGAGCTAGGCAAGAAACTTTGATATGGACAGACGTTGCGCTGTACAGCCTACAGTTTATTGGGCCACCTCTGACTTTTGGTCTTAATCTAATCAACGAGGGCGTCAGCTTGATTGGCCCTAACGGTGCCGTGAACACGCCTGCTGGCGTCTTTTGGATGGACAAGAAAGGCTTCTATTCATACGGAGGCAACGTCACACCTGTTCCTTGTTCAGTAAAATCATATGTTTTTGATGACTTCAACGAAGGCCAGGCGTTTCAAGTGTTCGCCTTTGTTAACAAGCAGTTCAATGAGGTTGGTTGGTTCTATTGCTCTGCAGCCTCACTGGTGATTGATAGGTTTGTTGCATACAACTACGAAGAGCAAACATGGAACATCGGCCAACTGTCTAGAACCGCATGGCTTGATGAAGGCATTGTTGCTTTTCCAAGAGCAGCAGGTAAATCCAACTCATCTCACTTTTTGTTTCAACATGAAACAGGACATGACGATGATGGTAGCCCCATGACCAACGTATTCATCGAATCTGCTGACTTTGATATAGGCGATGGCGAGGAGTTTCAGTTCATACGCCGTTGCATACCTGACATTAAGTTCACGGGTTCAGGTGAAAATCAAACCATCAACGTAGTTGTAAAAGCTCGTAACTTCCCTGGTAGTGATTTGACCACTGACCAAACCACTGCAATCACAAGTTCAACCACCAAGATTGATACCAGGGCGCGTGGTCGGCAAGCAGTTGTGCGCTTTGAGTCTGATGACGATGCAGTTACTGACTCTCAACTTGGTGTTGGTTTTAGAGTGGGCGGAACTCGTTTAGATATACAGCCTAACGGTAGACGATGAGCAAGTTATTAAAAAGCAGATTGCCGCTCATCAACAATGGCGCTGCTGTTGATGGCACTACGTTCAACAGAACAGTGCGCTTGCTTGAACTTAGCTTAGATGCGTTTGATCCAGACGCCACGCCACAGTTCACGCGAGAGAAAAGAGACACTTTGAAATTCAATACAGGTGATTTAATCTGGAATACAACTATCAATACCTTACAGGTGTTTGATGGTAACAACTGGATTAGTTTGTCTCAGGAGTTACCGTACACAACTGACCCTCTTGAAGCACAAGGTCAGGTTGGTTCTGTTCAGGTGATAAACGCAGGAGCAATAGTAGTGAGTGTAGGTTCATGACAAAACTGTGCCCAAGAGGAAAAGCCGCGGCCAAGCGCAAGTTCAAGGTATACCCCTCAGCATATGCGAATGCTTATGCAAGTAAAATTTGTGCAGGCAAGATCAAAGATCCATCTGGCGTAAAGCGCAAAGACTTCAAAGGCCCAAAGCCTAAAAGCAGTGGTACGTCCTCTGCCGCGAAGAAGATTAGGAATGTAAGAGGTGGGGGCTTTATAGCAAGAAGGGCTAGATTGATAGATCGATGAGAAGCAACCCTAGGATACCAAGGAAGAAAGGTCAGCCTGCTAGAAGCAAAAAGCATAGCGACCTTTACACTGATGAGAATCCAAAGGGCACTATCACTGGTCTAAAATTTGCGACCATAGCTGATGCAAAGGCAAGTGTTGCCAAGATAAGAAGATCTGGTCGCACTCACGCTCACAAAATACAAGCAGCGGTTGCAATGGAACAAAGAGCCAGAGTCGCTAAGAAGCCTGGAGCAGCAAAGGTATATCGCCAATTTATTGACTCTCAGAAGAGGAAATGAGAAACAATCGTTTTATTGTTGTAGATGGCAAGAGGTATAAGACCTCTCCTCTGCCAGAGGGGCCAAAGAAAGACAGTCTTATTAAAAATCTTATGAAGGCTAGGCGCGATGTAGGCAAAGCTCTCAGAGAAAAAGACAAAGATTTAGAAAGAAGGGCGCGAAACAGAGTACACAAATATAAGAAGTTGTTGAAAGAACGATGAGTCTAAAAGAGTGGTTTGGCAAAGGCCCAAAGGGCGATTGGGT